CTCTTGGTCAACTTCTGAAAGAAGAAGGACCAGCCACTGCAAATCTGACAGAAGCACAAAGAAGGTTCATTGAAGAAAAACTCAATTCCATTCGTGGTGGCGAGCAGTCCTTCAAGCCTATGCAAGACATCTATGCAGTCTTGCGGCAAGGCGCTCAAAAAGCCACTGCTGTAGCAGACCAAGCAGCGACTGCTCTAGAGGCAGAGGCTGGCCGCATCATAGCAGAAGCACAGACGGCGGCAGGACGTATCCCTGGTCAGTACGAGTCTCGTATCAGCAACTTGCAAAGTCAATTTGAGAGTTCTGCTGAACGGCTGAGGAAAGCAGCGGAAGAACACGCCTCTACCATCCGTGCTCAGGCAGAGTCAGCGGCAGAAGGTATCCGGCAACGTGCTGCCGCACAGGGTCCAGAGATACAAGCCTCTGCCCGTCAGCAAGCAGATCAAGTCATTGCAAATGGTCGGCAGCAGGCAGACACCATCTTGGCTGACGCATCTGCGCGTGTAAGCCGGTTGCGCTCTGTCTCTGAAAAGCTAAAAGCCAGCATACCTGGGCAGCAAGCAGGGGCTGCACAGCAGATCGGCGCTGTTGGCGCAGCAGCAAAGCCTACAGATCTTGGCAATCAGATCCGCAATCAGTTCGTGTCCAAGCTGAACGACCTAAAGGCTGTGCGTGAGCGAAATGTTGAGAAGCTAAAGACCGCAGCCTTTTCTGATGCACAGAACAAAGAGGCAGCAGGCGGTCGGTACAAAAACACTAAGGCTTATGGCGATGCCATCACTGGAATCAGCAGAGAAATCCAGAATCCAGATACAAAACTTTTGAATGTTCCAGAAGGAGAAATCCGTCAGTCCTTGGTCAAGGTGATGGATCAATTGCAGTCCGGGCAGATGAGCTTCCAAGGCTTGGAGACGTTGCGTAGGTCTTTGCGTGACCGCGCGTATGGCCTTCCTGCCGAGGGCTATGACGCTATAGGTCAGCAGCAGGCAGGTCGTCTTGCCGACTATGTTGAGAACATCCAGAAAGAGTTCTCCCCAGGCTTTGAGAAGTACCTCAAGCAGTACGCAGAAGACTCTAAGCCTCTGAACGACTTCAAGAACCGTCTTGGCAAAGCGATTGTCGGAAAAGAAGACTTCGACATGAGTATGTTTAAGATTGACCCTGCTGGTCTTGGCAAGCAAGTCTTCTCTACTGCAACCACTGTTGACCAACTCATAAAAACAGTTGGTCCTCAACAGGCTGAGAAACTTGCTAGGACGTTTGTTGCAAATTCTTTGCGTGGCGGGTCTGCGAAAGATGTAGCAAACACCATCAAAACAAACATAGATTGGCTTGACCAGTTCCCGCAGCTTGCCCAGCAGTTAAATCAAGCGGCTGAGCGCGTTGGCATCTCTGAGCGTGTTGTCTCTAAGCGGGAAACGCTGTCAAAGGCGCTTAGGACCGAGTTAGGCGGCATTCCTGGAAAAGCACAGAGGCTGGCTACTAGGGAAGAAGAAAGCGCAGCAACGGCAGCTAGGCGTTTGGAAGAAGAGGCTGCGCGTAAGGCTGCTAGTGTTGAAAAGGCCGCAGAGACTCAGGCAGGCAGAACACTGGCTGCTGGTGAAACGCAAGCTGCTGCCCGTCTTGCTGGCGCAGAGAGCCAGATTGGTGCTTCTGCCAAGTCTGTAGAGCGTCAGCGTGAGGCTTTGCAGAAAGAGGCAGAGCAGAAGGCAAAAGGACTTGTTGGTCAGGCAGAAACACAGGCCGCACCTCTGACTGCTGAAGCGAAGAAACTTCGTGAAGAAGCACAAAACAAAGCTAACATCATTCTTGGCAAAGAGACGGATGAGAAGCGTGTTATGAACTTCTTGCTCGGAGCTAAGGCTGCTGAGTGGGATGCTATTGCGCCAATCATTGCTTCCACGCCTGGAGGCAAGGAGCGTCTTGCAGATGCAGTTGCTCAAACCATCGCAATCAGGGCAAACTCAAGCCTCAAAGGTGCGATTACAGATATGCAACTAATGTCTGAGAATCTTGTGAGGAACAACCTGATGTCTCGCCAAGATGCTGACACGCTTGTCAGGAAGTTGCAGGATGTTTTTGTTGCGCCTATTTCTGAAGTCCAGAAGTCTAGGCTTGGTCAGCGTCTTGTTCGTAACGCCATAACTGGGTATGTTGCTCCCGGTGCTGAGCGTGGTGGTGAAGCTATTTTTAATCTCATAGGAGAGCAATCATGAAAGAAAGTTTGGAAGGCAAGGACACTCGCAGGGGTGGTGAGAACGAGTTGCGTGGTAGCAAGGATGCACAACGCGCCCTGCAACGTCAACGCAAGATGGACCGTAAAGACAAGCGTTCTAGCAAGCGATGAGCAAGAAGAAGATAGGCATCAACCCTGACCTGGAGAAGCATATAAACCAGCTTCTGACGGCAGTGATGTCGGACGAGACTGCCAGCATCACAGAGAAGATGAAGGTGGTTGACCGTGCGCTCAAGCTAGAGCAGTTGAAGGCAAAGATTTCTGACGATGAGTGGGGTTCAGGCTTCATGTCAGAAGATGATGACGAGACAGATAGGTGATGATATGATTATCCCGCTATCACAACATAGAGGGTTTAATCGTGGACGCACAAATCTTGAAGTTTGTCAGGCTTGGTCTGGAGGTCATCACAGACCGCCTCATCACCATCCTCGCTCTGCTCAGCAGCGGTGGGTTGGCTTGTTGGGTGATGTGGGGGCCGGTGTGGGAGCGTGTTTCTACGCTAGCAATTTATGTGTTTTTTGCGTATCTTGTAGTACGCGCAAAGGAGAGTAAACATGAAGTTCATTCCAAAGGTCAAGACAGTTAGCAAGACGGCTGAAATCGGTACAGCAATCATCCAAAACAAGGTGTGTGCCCCAGGCGAGTTCACCCCTGGCAAGATGCCTGCTGGTGGCTTTCAGTCTGTGTGGAACTTTAAGATTGACGAGCCTAACGACTACTTCACTCGTAAGATGAGTCCTACGTCTGGTGGTGGCAAGAAGGTGTACTGATGGCTAATAACATTGCTTTTCAGCCGATGGGTAAATCTACTCGGATAAACGTAACAACCACTGCCAACACGGTTGCTGTTTTGTCAGACAGTCCAGCCAACCAAGTTCGAGTTCACAATGGCACTGCGGCTGACGTGTTCATTCGTTTCGGCACTGCCAGTACGGACGATGTTGTAATACCTACCGCTGGAACTCCTGCGTACGGATTCATCCTTCACAACAACCAGACGAACATCTTCACTGTTCCAAACCAAGCATCATCTACAGCAACACTGTATGTGTCTGCTATTGTTGCATCTGGGACAGCAACGATCTACGTGACGCCTGGAGAGGGTCTGTAAGGGAGTCGAGATGGCCGCTGAAGAATCCGCAAAAGGCGCATTGCCAAATCAAGATTTGAACCACGAACTGGCGCTCATAAAAGAACAGGCCAAAGTGGAACTCAATCGGCTGCAAGCGCAAAGCACAGCCAAAGAGGTGGCTGGTAAAGCAATTGGTGAAAGTGGCCTCTTCTACATCACTTTGATTATCGTCATCGGCGTTGGTTCTAGTGTGGTGCTTGAGAACGAGAAAATCGCTGCTGTGATGGGCCTACTCGGTGCCGCATTGACCGCGCTCATCTCCATGCTTAACGGCATCGCTGGCGCAAGCACAAAGCAAGAAAAGCCTGAGTTTGAAATCATGAAGCAGTTGATTGAGAAGCTAGATCGACTCGACCGTCCAGAACAGCCGATGCGCGTTGACGTTGAAGGCGACAAAGTCACTGTTCGCAAGGGTGAAGATGTGGTCACCGCGAAAAAGGAGTGAGCATGGACTGGCTTAAACAGATCGCACCAACGATTGCCACTGCGCTGGGTGGCCCACTGGCAGGCATGGCTGTGTCGGCCATCTCTAAAGCCGTTGGTGTGGACGAAGACAAAGTTCAAGACATGATATCCAGCAACAAGCTCAGTGCCGATCAGGTGGCGCAGCTAAAGATAGCTGAGATTGAGCTTGCAAAACAGGCGCAAGAACTTGGTCTGAACTTTGAGAAGCTGGCCGTGGAAGACCGCAAATCTGCACGGGATATGCAGGCCACGACCCGCTCGATGATGCCGCCAATTTTGGCCGGTGCAGTCACGCTGGGGTTCTTTGGCATCATGGTTATGATGTTCTTCAATCAGATTGACAGCAGCAAT